AGATGAATCGGATGCCGCCATGACCGTTTCGCTGACATCAGCAATTTCTGTTCCACGAACCTGAAGCGTCGTGAGGTACGCTGTGACTGCTCCATTGTTGACAATCTGAAAGGTGACAGCGTTCGCGGCGGTAGTAGCCAGCGTCACAGCCACATCGCCCGTGATAACGGACCCTGAGCCGTCTGAGGCGGTATTGGCAATCCAATCGGTTCCTGCAACAGGCGTAACGATTGACGAACCAGCTACGCGATAACTCTTGATTGAAGCTTCACGGAACAGGGCTGTTATTTGAATAGTGACACCAGCCGCGACTTCTGGAACGCTATCGGTTGTCGTCAGTTCATACAGCACACTCGCTGAACCTGCTGTTGTCCGAGGATGCACCACCACGTACACGCGATTGATAATATCGGCCCGTGAACGGCTGACCGACAGATCGACCATCGTTTCATCAAAGCTCCCAACGGCGGCTCCGAACTTCGGACGGGCATGACGATCTTCAAATCTGAGAACCCCGCCCGTTGTGCCACCTTTAACGTAGAGGTAGCCAAGCTCGCTGAGGGTAACGTCAGCCAAGGCACTCAGAACAGGTGTCTGAGTATCGTTCATGTTGTCGAGAGCAATCACAAAAGTAGATTGGCCTGTGCTGTAGGATGTGGCGGCTGGTTGCCTGGTGACGGAGTTCGTCACAACAGTGGTAATAATCTCGTCGCTTCGCTTGTTGCTTTGAATACCGATGCCCCGAATCCGAGTTCTCGCGGCTTCGTCTATCCAATCCACAGCCGTGCAAATCACGGCTCGACGCTGATATTGTCCGGCGTCTGGAAAGACACTGATAAGGGTTCCCACGCCTTTGTAGTAATCCGTTCCTCCATACGTGAACTTTGCTCGAACGCCGATACCAATGTCCCATCCAGCCCGAGCATTCGTGTGGCCGGGAGTGTAATATCCGGCCTGTCCTCCGCTGTTTGATGAACTATTGTTCATAGCCCATGTCATGGTTCCCGTTTGAGCTACACGGTCGAGTGGGCCTGAGCCGCCTATGCCATACGTGATTTCGAGAGGTTGCACATCAATGCGCGTGTCAGCCGTGACATCTGTCCATCCTCCTCCAGCACCAGCGAGTTCAACCTGCATCACGACGGTCGCGGTAATCGTAGGCATAAGCTATTGAGCCAGAATTATCGCGTCACGTAACATTATCGGCATGTTCCGAAGGTCTGTCCGAACGCCTCGCAATTCATCAAGGAGTTCTTTGTCGCCTAGTTGTTCAAGAGGAATCACGGCTTCGGGGCCAGCTTCTCCAATGAGAGCGGCTGTCGGTCGTGTCACGATGCCGCCTTCAGCCATGCCGGGGAAATTGCCTCCACCGTATTTACTCGTGGCCTTTTTGACCTGTTCGATTATGTTGATCCTCGTCGTAATTTCTGAGGGTAATCCGCGTAGCCCTCGGTCGATTCCAGAGATGCGGTCGATGAAACGGTCAAGCGAATTCACCACCTTTAGCACCGCTGACTCAACAGCGGCCCAGCCTGACTTCTGTTTGTCTTCAAGAGTGCCAGCCTGGCGAGCTTGATCGATCAGTTTCTTCGTGTTCTCATCAATTGGAATCCCGAGCTTGTTGTGCGCCTCCATGATGGTCTTCAACGCTGGCCCCATCATCATGATCGCTTGGTGCTGGCTGAAGCCTGACTTGATCAACTTGTCATACATCCGAAGCCCTTGGCGTTCCATTGCCGCTAGGGTGTCGGCGTTCAGCGCACCTGTCCGAGACAGGGCGAGCATCGTGCCATCCAGTGCTTCGACTGCCGTTACCAGGGTGGCATTGGCTTGAATCCGTTCTTGGAACCGAGCTAATTCCTGAATGGCGATGTTGTCACTGGTGAGGCCGAGGTCTTCTTGGGCTTTGATCACCGCGTCGATGGCAGGGCCATGCGCCTTGACCGCTTCGGTGAACGACATTCCGGCAGCTAGCGCCGACTCAAAACTGGCGACCGCCATCAGACCGAGGTCTTCAAGTTCGCCTTTGCTCTTGACGCCACTCGCCGCAATCGCGGCAACGCCTTCGGCAACAATCTTCGACTGTTCACCCACAAACTTGAGAGTCTCAGCCGTGGTTCCGAACTTCTCGGCCAGCGTAATCAGTTCGACGAATTGTGCGCTGGCGATACCGCCGGACTCAACCAGTTCGGTGGCAAGTAAATTAAACGATTCGCCAAACGTCTCCGCGGCTTGGGCCGTTGTGATTGCACCCTGCTCAACGGCTGAAAAGATGTCTCTCACTCTGCGAATGGCTTTTTCCATTCCCATCGCCGCGACGCCGCCCATTTCCTCGATGATGTCGCTCATGTGCATCATCATCGCGCCGAAGTCTGAAGCGGTATTCTCCCGCGTTTTCTCTATGGCTTTCGACAGTCCTTCGGAAAGACTTTTCCCGAACATTTTCTCTGCTGTCTTAGAAACGCTTTCGGCGACAGATGGCTTCCCAAACAGTTTGACAAGACCACCAATGAGCGGCCCTGCTAACGCGCCAATCGCCATACCGATGGGGCCAGCTAGTCCTGAAATCATTCCCATGATTCCACCAGAGGCTTCTTCTCCTTCCTTGTCCTTGCCGCCGAACGAACCAAAGAGGCTCCCAACCAGTTCCGATCCGAACTGTGAGCCAATCGCCTTGATCGCGCCTAATGCACCGCCGCCGCCAGTAAATGCGTCGGTGACGGTTTGCGGAATGTCTTTGATGATGGTTTGCCAGCCTTTGGTGAAACCCGTAGCCCACACCGACCCTGCACTGATCGCAGGTTCGGGCGGCAATGTCGGCAAACCGAGGCCGCCGATTCCCATGCTCGGCGCGAAAGCTTCAACACCGCCGAACATCTTATGGGCGTGCAACTCGTTGAACGCCACCAGCATGTCAGCGACCGACTGCTCGGTGACGTTTTTCGCTCGATCCATCCCTTGAACCCACCACTGGAACATCGCCTGATCTGGTTCCTCTCCAGCCGCTTTCATCTGGCGCATCGCCGTGCCTAGCTGCTCAGTCATCGTGGTGGTCTGAGCTTCAGTTAATGCGGCCACGCCTCCCACGTTTTCGAGGACTGCTATCCAATCACGCGCAGGGGCAATTGCACCTCTCAACCCGTCTTTCAGTTTCTGCTGGTTTTCTGTAAGAAGTTCCACGGCCGGTGCGACCTCACGACTGATGACTTCTGCTATGTCGCTTGTCGCTTCTTCCGCGTTCCGTGAGGCTTCTGCCGCCTGATCAAAGCCGACCATCATGTCATCGAGGACGTCGATAGTCCCGTCGATGGCGCGAGTCAATCCATTCTGAGAGAAGATGTTCTTACCAGACTCAACAACCTGTTCCTGCTGTTTGTCATTTAATGAATCAAGTCCGTCTGCCCACTCACTAAGAATCGAGATGGTGTTGTCCATGCTTCCGCGCAAACCAGGGGTCATATTGATAATGTGCGCGATACCGAGAGCCACTTGGTTCAGAACTTCTGCGACCGACAGTGCGACAACGGCAAACGCCCGAAACGTGAACACCACCGTGGCGAGTCCAGGCTTAACAAGTCGAATGGCTTGCAGCAAAACCTTGAAGGCACCAACCACCATCTTTGCAAACTTCGCCACCGCTCCCTGCATGTCACCGCCGAACGCACCGCGTAAAGCCTCAGCAATCTTGTTTGGAATTTCCTCCAGTGCAGGATTGCTCAACACGGTGTTCAGTTGAGAGACACCTTCCCGTGCAAACTCGAACAACGGTTTCAGGGCATCAGCGAGTGTAAGCTCAATGACATCCTTGAGCGTACTGGTGACTCCTTCCCACGTCGCCGCCTGTTTGACCATGCCGCCGGTGAACTTTTCAAGGTCACCTTGAAATGCGGCATACACTTCAGACGCACTCGCCCCTGCTTTCTGTAACTTCTCCATCTCATCTCGTGCCTTCGGAGACAGGACAGCGAGTTCTTGGAGTCGCATGGCTGCTTCACCAAAAGGCTTGCCAGATTGGAGTTGTGAATGTAGACGACCCACCCAAAAGCCAAGCTGATCAATCGGTGCGCCAGTTGCAGCACTCGCATCACCTAGCAGTTGAAGATTGGCCTTGGTGTTGAGTGCCTCGCCACCGAAGGTCTGCATCATGCGACTAGCTTCAATGATGGGGCCAGTCTCGAACGGTGTTTTCTTAGCGAACTCGAATAGGCCTTTCACATGCTCTTCGGCCTTTTCAGCATCGCCCATTAAGGTGGCAAATTGCAGGGTCGAGGTTTCCAGGGTGGCGTTCATGTTGATCGCTGAACTCGCGGCACCACTCATCGCTCGTGCGGCTCCACCAACGACTGCCGTCACACCACTGATGACTGCTTGCGCCCCAATGAACCCGCCCATTGTGCCGAGTGCTGTTTTGGTTGCACCACGAAACATGCCCATCTTCTTGGTCGCAGTATTTAGCTGCTTGGACATCTTATCGTCCAACTCTAGCTTTGCTTCGATGGTGCCGACGTTTACTGCCATAGCTATCTCTTACGGTTCGAGGCTTGACGACGTTCTCGATCTTCTTGTCTAAACATCTTCATCAATGGGTCGATATAGCTTTCTGGAAGCGCACAGTACTCAGCCCACGACCAACGCATCCGTCGCATGATGCTTAGGTCTGCTTCCGCTTGCGCGAGGAAGGCTTCACTTTTTTTTCCTCTGTTGACGCCCTTTCATGCTCATCGAGGGCATTGTCGATAATGTCAAACAGGCCTTGATGAAGCGATTCCAGTGTTTCACGCGACACTGTCATACGCTTGTCTTGACCATTCATCAGTGACCAGTCCAAGAGATACGTCTCTGCTCTAGCGAAGCTGTACTCCGTCCACTCAAATTGAGCCTCCGGTGCTGCGGCCTCCTTAGCTTTAGCCGAAATCATAGGAGCCGTCACCTTGCTGATGCTTTTCAGCATTCGACGCTGTTCACCAACTGACAGACGTTTCTTGGCCTTAATCCAGAACGGACGATCTGTTCCTTCAAGGTCTGTCCAGTTCAGTTCGATCTTGACTTCTTCGGGTTCAACGACCCACGGATTAGACATTCGCTGGCACTCCTTTCTCAATACTTGGTGGCCCTTCGACTTCAATAACCAGGCGAGACTCCGTTAGCTTCTCGCCAACAACTACGCCGTTCCAGACCCACCGATTCGACCCAAACTCCAACCACACATCTAGCGGTGAGCGAGAGGCCCACGGCTCATGTCGGGATACGACAGAGCCGGAGAGCCTGAATCGCTGAGTATGTGGGAGTATGAGAACGGGTTCAAGTTTCCAGTCGCCAAGACAAGCAGCAACTTGATACTTGAACCGCAGGAGGCCCGATTTTCCGGTCGCCCTCATCAGGGAATTTTATGTCGCGGCAGTCGCCCGTGCCACATCACTCGCTGACTGAATCGTCACCGGAGCATCGAGGAGGCTTCCCACTGACCCGCCCTGCGGCTGATACGAATCAATCACGCCAATTGCTGAGAAGCGCGGATTGATTGCCGTCGAGCAGATGGCCTGGGGTCGCCACTCATAACAGGCCGTCGTTCCCACCAGGCTGAACAGCGTCGCGTCAACATTGGCAGCGGTGTAGTCTTGGTGAAAATTCACGTCAAGACTCCAGGTTTTGAGACCGCCCTTATTGATACGGGTGTCGTCACCCATCGCGGTTTCATCCTGTACCTCACTCCCGTAGTTGAACGTCAACGATTCAACGTGGTCGCTCAGGTCTACGCCATTCACCTCGAATAGCGCGTTCTTGTAAATGATTGTTGCCATTTGCCTATACTCCTCTTGGTTGTTATTGAATCCCCATAGACGCTAGAAATTTCTGTCCACCGCTTGTCGTGGGTTCCCAATTTGCTCGCCAGAACTGTCTGTGTGTGCTGGTGACATTTGCTGTAGTCAGTGGCGTTGGCCATTCACCCACACGACATGATGCACTAGTGAACTCCACATGGCAGGTGAACTTCCCGCTTCCGAACCCACTGGATGATGACCCTTGAATCCGCACCTTGATTTCACCTGCTGTAGATGACGACAGAATATGAAGAGCCGCATATAACGATGTCCCTGCATAGACGCCACCGATGTCATAGGCTGTCCCATATCCGCAGGTTGATACCGCCGTGCCGGATGCGTCCTTTAAGGGTGTGACTCGTGCGATTGCCATAAGCTATGCCTCGATACCGCGACCTTCGATGGTCACGTTAAATGTAAGAAGTTCACCAACACCACCGCCGACCGTGAACTCCGAGATCACGCCTTTGAACGCAAAGCCGCCAGGGGCCGAATCGCCCACGGTCACGCCGTTGGCATAAAGACTCACCACCTTGTCGTCTGTTCCCATCAGTCCAAAGTACGCATCATCGGCAAGATTCGGTGCCGAGTTCTCCCAAAAGCCTGAACCCGTCACGCTGACGACCTGGAGACCACCTTTATTGATTCTCGTATCATCTCCAAAGCTCGTTTCGTCCTGCATTTCGGCAGAGTATTCGAGTGTTAATTCTGAATGTGCCGTCGATAGATCGTAGCCATCAATGAAAATGTTTGCGTCTTTATAAATGAGCGTTGCCATAGTTATATCCTAAGCCGTGAGGTCTTTCACAATGCGATAATTACAGGCAATCCGTGTCCGTTCCTGATCGTCACGTTCAAGCATGAACGGCGACTGCAAGGCTTCGATATACAGATACCGCGTGCCGTTGATAGTTGTCTGATACAGTCCATCCAATAAATCGAAACACTGATCGGCCGTTGTTCGAGCCGTTGAATAACTGGTCGAACGAGTCACCACCTGAATCGACGGTTGCTCCGCGAGTGCTGTGCCAGGCGACCCACTCATCCCATGCACCGCAGGTGATCCTCCTGTTTCGTAAATCGTCACCACGGTACTCGGATCACTCGGTTGCCGCCCTCGATAGATGGCAGTCGTCACACCAGAGGTCGTCAGATAGTCGTCCATGTCAGTCAATAATAATGCCATCGTCAGACCGCCACGAATCCTGCCAAGCGCATGACATCCAAGGCGCGTACCTGAATCATCTTCGGTGTTGTATCACGTTCGGTCGAGTGTGCCAGATTCGTCACTTCAAGGGCTACCAGTTCCGCATAGGGTGTTAATTCCATCTCGCCCTTGTCATCCATGTGAAAGAGTCGATCTACTGCAATCGCAGACGTTAGAAAATGGTCATAGACCAAGCCGCATAATTCCGGATCGTGTGACTCCTTCAACGTCGCCACCATCGTCCGCATCACGCTATCGGTGTGCGGAGAAAAGCTAATCGTCGCAGAGCAAGTCGAAGTCATTTGCTTGAAAGGTTCGCTTTCACCCAGCCTCTATAGATCCGGTTTGCAACCTTCTTTCCAATAGTGTCTTTCACGGCCATGAGTGGCTTTTCAAGATATTTCGACTGACCTCGCCCTTGATGTTTCAGTTTCATCGAGACCGCTCGACCTTTTTTTCTATCCCAATGTAAATCTTCATGCTGGAACATCGCGTATTCGGTGTTATAGCCCATCTCCACCGTGAACGTGTTTGCTTTGTGTGTCGGTTGTTCGACGTGTCCACTCGATCGAAGAGGGTTGTCGTCGACCGGCACGATGCGCTTCGATGCCGTCATGATGAGTTCGGCTTCCGTATAGAGAGCTTGTCCAATCAATGTGTCGTTCAGGTGTTCCAATTTATTCAAGTTCTTTACTACGTTCCTCACACCTGTTAACGAAAAGCCCTTCCCTTTCGTTGCCATTACTTGAGCCAAATCTTCGTATGATGGAATCCGCTCTGGTCTGGCACATGATTTACTGCCAGAATGGTCGGACTCACGATCTCTTGTCCTGTGGACGCCACATCACCAGTCGAGAGCGTCACACGGTCGCCAGCCCCGATTTTCACGTTGCTGCCGAGGTAGATGTGCGACCTTGAAAAGACTTCCTGCCCAGTCCAATCTACGACGTTCTCAGCCCGTCCAACGATACGAGCCTTATAGGACACGTCTGCACCAAAAGAAGGCTCTCCAAAGTCATTCAG